CTGATTGCTATGTACCGCCAGATGCACGCCGAGGGCAAGTTCGCGGGCCTGTCGGTAGTACCATACGCCAGTACCATCCGGGAACTGATCGCCAAGACCGGCTCGACTAGCGTGTTAGATTTTGGCTGCGGGAAGGGGCAACAATATACGTTTCATAACATCTCGGAGGATTGGGGTGTCGATCTTCGGCTGTACGATCCGGCGGTGCCGGGCTTTACCGCGCATCCCTTTCCGGCGGATGGGGTAATCTGTTGCGACGTGATGGAGCATATTCCAGAGATAGATGTTCCCAAAACACTCAGGAAAATCCTGACCCTGGCCGGAAAGTTCGTATTTTTCGTGATTTGTACGCGGGCCTCGAAAAAGTCATTGCCGGATGGACGCAACTGTCATCTGACGATACAACCGAAGGAATGGTGGAATGATGCCGTCGAAAACGAACGGAGCCGGCTCGGAAAGCCTCTCTCTATTACCATCATTGCCCGTGACGGCCTCTGATCCAGAACCGCACCCACCGCAAATCCCGGTTGTGATCGGTGGAGACGCCGCCAAACCATACGTGGCGGTGGCCTGTTGTTATTCGCTGATGCGCCACACTCCACCGCCGCGAGTCCGGCAGGTCAACATCCTGGATACCGAGCTTTTGCGGATGGCCGGGGTCTATACCAGGCAAAGCGACCTGAGGGGCCGTCAGCACTATGACCGGATTGACGGCAAGCCGTTTTCGACGGCCTTTTCCTATAGCCGGTTCCTGGTGCCATCCCTGGCAGACCCGCAAGAGGGGTGGTTGCTTTGGTGCGACGATGATTTCCTTTGGCTGGAATCGGCTGATGGGCTGATTCCGTTGCTGGACAACAAATATGCCGTCATGGTGGTGAAGCACGATTTCCAGCCGCCAACAGGGATAAAAATGGACGGCCAGATACAACAGTCCTACCGGCGCAAGAACTGGTCATCCCTCATTGCTTGGAATGTCGGGCACCCCAGCAATCGCACGCTAACCTCGGAAGTTGTCAATACGGCACCGGGAAGCTTCTTGCATGGATTCGATTGGTTGAAAGACGATGAAATCGGCTCATTGCCGGAAAAATGGAACTGGTTGGAGGGGCACTCATTGCCGGAAATCGAGCCAGCGGCGGTACACTACACCCGAGGCGGGCCGTGGCTTGGTGCCTACCGCAAGGCGGCATATGCCGATGAGTGGCTCGATGCGCACTTCAACAGCCTGAATCTTATGGTGCACATGGCGAACACGTTTTGGCGCGTGCAAAAGGAGAATCCAGCATGAAAAGCGGTTTTGTCCTTAAGTGATTGACCTCATCACAAGCTTTTCCCCGGAGGGCTACAACCTGTACGGGAAAAGGTGCCTTGGGTCCCTGGTCAAGTTCTGGCCGCCGGAAGTAGAAATAAAAATATTTTGTGATCCGCCACTTGACAAGTACGACTTTCGGTCTATATATAAAGATAATATAACAATTCTGGACATATCCCAGGAAACTCCAATCCTGGATTATCTACCAGATTTCTCCTGGCATCCACGGATGACCAGCAAGACCAATTACCGCCTACAGGGAGTGCGGTTTTGCCACAAGGTATTCGCCATGACTGTTCCTGGGGGACGGGAAACGAGAATCTGGCTGGATGCCGATACAGTTACGACGGGCCTGATAGACTTGCAATATCTCTCCGGTTGCTTGCCGGCGGCCGGAGAGACTTGCTCTTATCTTGGCCGGACTCAGTGGCACCATAGCGAAACCGGCTGGCTAGGATTTGACATGAACTGCCGAGGGAGACAATTCCTCGACAGTTTCCTGGATATGTATAGGTCTGGTAACATTCTGTTGCTGGACGAAACCCACGATGCCTTCGCGTTCGACGTGTTGCGCCGGCAAAAAGAAGCGCTCGGCTGGAAGTTCCGCAACCTGTCCCCGAACGCCGTCGGACTCGACGCCTGGGGTCATAGCCCGCTTAGCCAGCGGATGATTCACTTCAAGGGCAATGAGAAACGGCTCGCCTAGCGCGCCCCCTCATTTGCGATCTGGCGGTCGATATAGGCTAGCACATGAGCGACCGTTATGGTCTCCGACCAGTTATCGGCGAACTCATACATTGATTCCATAAAAATCCGTGCCCACTCGGGCAGGTTGTGCACAACTTTTGGGTAGCCTGAATCATCGAACTCAGCAGTGGGGTCGAAGTAGGTACGGGTGAGGACGAAGGTCTCTGAAAACTCGGCCAAGGGGCAACGGGAAAAGCCGTTAGCACGGAATCCCTTGTGACCTGGCGGCAACGCTAGAAGCCACTCTCGAAATTCGCGGATATTGTCGATGCGATTCTTCATAGCCCGTGCAATTGCCTTTCTATAACTATATCGAGGCAAGCCAGAGCCTGATAGGGACTGACCGGAACCAGCGGACTAGGCTCGACCCTATCTATTGTCTGAACGAAATCAACTGCCCACTTGGGCAGTTTGCGTAAGTGTTTTGGCCGGTCTGGGTCGCAATAGGCTGAATCGAATACCAGGGCGCCAGCGAACCGCGCCAACGGGCACTCGGCTGCGTTGCGTGAAAAGAACCAATTGCGGTAGGGCGGTCTTGCCGCCAGCCAATCCCGGAAATGGCGCACGGCGCCGATGCGATTCATAACCGCATCTTCGCATTACCGCCATCCGATTTCAAGGGAGAAAAGCTCTGCAACCCAAAAGCAGATACGATGTATTGCTTGACACGATCCGGGCGAAGAAGCCCAGGACAATCGTCGAGGTCGGGACCTGGAACGGCTTGCGCGCGTTGGAAATGCTGCGCTGCGCCCGCCAGTACAGTCGCAGCGTAAGCTATGTCGGCTACGATCTTTTCGAGGGCGCCACGGCGGAAACAGACGCCGCCGAGTTCAATGTCAAGCCGCATTGCACAAAAGATAGTGTCGATGCGCTATTTCGCGACTTCCGCCGCTCGATAAGCGGCGTCAAGCACACCCTGATCGAAGGCAACACCCGCGATACCCTGCACGGCAAGGACGCATTGGCCGGTCTGAAACGACCGATCATGGCCTTTATCGATGGCGGGCATTCGGTCGAGACGATTCGCGGCGATTATCTGGCGCTGAAGGGTGCCGATGTCCTGGTGTTCGACGATTTCTACACCAAGGACGACAAGGGCTTGTGCCCGGATACAACGAAATTCGGTTGCAACAAGATTTTCACGGAAGCCTCCTTGGAGGGGGTAATGGCCGGGGCCGATCCGGTCAGGGGCGGCGGCTTGGTCGCGTTGGCGATCTATCCAGCCGATGCCTTTGCCGGCAAGGTCCAACTCAAGGTCAACACCCGTAATTGCGTGCCGGACCAGAATATCCGGGCCAATGTAAGCTACGCGGTCAATTTGCTGTCGGACTTCCTGCAACCATGCGATGCTCACGACGGTGTAGCCATTTTTTGCTCCGCCGGACCGTCTCTTGAAAAGCATATTGAGGAACTGAGGGAACTAGCCAAGTCCCCGGATAACTACATATTGTGTGTCAAGCACAGCCACGACAAGCTTATCGCCGCCGGCATCGTTCCGTGGGCCTGCATCCTGCTTGATCCCCGGTCCCACGTCCAGGATTTCATCGAAAACCCGCATCCTGGGGTTATCTATCTCACGGCGACAATGGTCCATCCATCGACCATTGATCGCTTGCAAGAGCGGAAGGCCAAGATTCTCGCCTACAATGCCCTGGTCGGCGCCAGGGAAGAAACGGTGCTCCCGTCCAAGGCGTATTTGATTAACGGCGGCACCACTTCGGCGGTTCGCGGCATTTCGGTCCTTCACTTCCTTGGGTTCAAGAAGTTCCGGCTGTATGGCTACGATTCCTGCTATACGGAGCCGAAAAACCGCAAGGAACTGACCAAGGTCGGCCAACAAATGCACTATCAGGTTACCGCCTCCGGTCGGACATTCTGGACCAGCGCCGAGCTAATCGCGCAAGTTCAGGACATGGAAAAGCTGCTATCCGTCGCGCCCCACCTCGATATCGAGGTTTTCGGCGACGGCTTGCTGCAACACACCGTCCGCAGCCGGCAACAGTCCGTCATCATGAACCGCGATTTCGAGGCCACTTACGGCAGGAACGCGGCATAGGAGGCCCTCCTGACCGCACACGGCTACCTCCACCCGTCCCTGGTCAATCTGGCCAAAAAGCTGACCGACGAGGAACGGGCCGAAATCGCCGGCAGGGTAATGGAGACCTATACCGCCGATCAGGAATCACGTATGCATTGGGCCGGGCAGCATGGGAAGTGGATGAATCTCTACTTCTTGCGCGATACGCCAGTAAGCCCGCCGTGGCCGGATTCATCGACGGAAAGCCTCCCCATACTGGCCGAAGCCGTTAACCAGTTTTCCGCCCGTGCCTACAAGGCGCTGTTTCCCTCCAAGACCTTCGTTAAGGCAGTCCCGACCGGCAAGCCGGACGGCAAAGCCAGGGAACGCGCCGAGCGCGTCTCGCATCATCTGTCATGGCAACTGACCGCGCGCGACCGCAACTACATCAAGAACAAGTCCCGCCTGCTTCATGCCCTGCCATTGCATGGCTCATTTTTCACCAAAACCTATTACTCGCCCTACAAGCTGGCGCCGGTCATTGAGAACGTCCGTCCTATCGATCTGGTTATCCCCTACGGGGTTGGTTCCCGCGATCTGGAAGATATCGAGCGCAAGACCCACGTCATCTTCGTTTCGGCCAACAAATGCGCTCGCATGAAGGAAGATGGGTATTTCATCGGGGATTCGGTCCCCATCGGCCTGAACGAGGTCGATTGGAACCCGATGACCAAGGCGCATGACGCCGCTCATGGACTCGTGGCCGATGACGGCAAGAAATACGACAGGCTTTGTCTCAAGCTGGAACAGCACCTGTTGTTGGATATGGACAAGGATGGCATCGCCGAGCCGTATATTGCTACCGTCGATTATCAATCCAGGCAGTTGAACAGATTAGCGATTCGCTACGAAACCGATGAACTCGGCAATCCGACCAACGACAAGGAACCGATAGAGTATTTCACCCACTACCAGTTCCTGGACAACCCGGACGGGTTCTACGGTCTTGGATTCGGCCACCTATTGGCCCCGATCAATACCGCCGTCAACAAGCTCATGCGCCAGGTTATCGATGCTGGAACGCTGGCGACCGTTGGGAATATGTCGGGATTCGTCTCCAAGCGGCTGGCCCTACCGCATGACAAACTTGAGTTGACGATGGGCGAATTCACCGCCGTGGCGGCCAGCGCCGAGGATATCAAGAACGGAATTTTTCAATTCCAGTTTCCGGGACCGAGTCCAGCCGCCCGTGATATCATCGGCATCCTGACCCAACGGGCCGACCGACTGGCAACGGTCACCGAGGCCATAACCGGCCAGACCGACAAGGTGCAGCAACCGACCGCGTTGCTGGCGCTGATCGAGCAAAGCCTACAGGTCTTTTCGTCGATCTATCAACGACTAACGGAAGCCTTGGGCGAGGAACTGCAAAAGGTTTTCGAGATCAACCGCAAATTCATGTCGCCGGAGGAATATTTCTCCGTCCAGGACGACGATGGAACGGTGCTCGGCAAATCCGCCTTTCGCGACGATTACGCGCCGGACCTACAGATCATGCCCATCGCCGATCCGCAAATGTCCACGGAAAGACAGAAACTGGCGCGCGCGGAAGCCGAGTGGAACTTCCTTTCAACCAATCAGTTGGTTATCCAATCGCCGGTCCATTATCTCAACGCATCGAAGCGATATCTGCGGGCCATAGGCGCGGAGGCCATAGAGGAAGTCCTGCCCAGCTTCGATCAGGGCGGCGAGGCACCGAGAGAGGATGATCCTGCCAGGGAAGGCGTCATGATGGTCATGAGCGGCATATCACCCCAGGTGTTCCCGGAACAAGACCACGCCACGCACATCCTGTTCCACCAAGACCTACTCAATAACGTCGTCGGTCTAAGCGATGAGCAAATCGCTAGGCTTCGCCGTCACATAGAATCCCACAAACAAATCGCGTTTTTCGCCATGAAGATGGGGGGCGCACAGCCGGGAGCCGGGAGCCAGCAAGGAGCGCCCAACGCGCCGCAGGCATCAATGGCCCCGGCTGCAGCCGCCCCCCAACAGCTAAATGCCGCCGGCATGATGGGACAGGCTCAACCGATGGGCGGCGAATCAAGTGTTGTCGCGCAGTAACTCCGCGATATCCGTTGGGACATTGACCTCGACCGGAGCACGTTCGACAAGCGTTACGTCAATGCGCATCCCCGCTTCCAAGGCCCGCAATTGTTCAAGTTGCTCGCACTTTTCCAGCGGCGACGGCGGCAGGCTGGCGAAACGCGCTAGGGTTCGGCGCCGGTAGGCATAAATCCCAATGTGCCGCCAAAACGATGCCGCGCCCCATGGAATCGTTGCTCGGCTGAAATAAAGCGCCCGTCCGATTGATGCTTCGCCTGGCAATCCCAACACTACTTTCGCCACCCCTCGGTTGGCGCTTTCTATGATATCGAGCGGCGCCACCAAGGTGGCAATGTCCACCGCTGGATCGGCGAGCGGCGCTTGCACCGTGTGCAGATATGCCGGATTGAACATCGGCATATCGCCCTGCAAGTTGATAACGGTGCCGTAACAGCGGGCCGGGTCGAATTTTAGCGCCGCCGCGAACACCCGATCCGATCCCGACGGCAACGCCGGATCGGTGGCGATTGCGGTCCCACCAGCTTTTATAATTGTCCGGGTGATCTCATCATCGGCCGACGCCACGATCACCGGGCCGACATCGGCGGCCAAGGCGCGCCGCCAGACACGGACGATCATTGGTTCGCCGAGAATGTTAGCCAGCGGCTTGTTGGGAAAGCGGACGGAAGCCAGCCGCGCCGGGATGACAACGAGAGGATGGTTGGACATGGACTCTCCTATGCGGCCGGTGAACAGCCAATCTAGCACAATCGCACAACGGAGTCCATCGGCATGACGGCTGAAATCATCGACTTCGCTAGCGGGGTGAAAACCGATGCGGCGCCGGTTGATATCGTCCGGCAAGCCGGCGAGGCACAGTTGAAGTCCATGGTTGTGTTAGGCGAAACCCAGGATGGTCAGTTTTATTTCGCTTCATCCATCATGGACGCCGCCGAAATCCTTTGGCTGATGGAGAACGCACGGGCGTTCCTTCTAGACCCGGAACGGGGATGATCCAAAAACCAGATAATTCGGATTTTGTTCTTTGGCGACGCCAGCCATGCAGCCAGTGGTTGCTGGAACAAATCGCCGCGAATTTCGATCACACCCAAGACTGGCAAACGATACTGACGCTTGACGGTCTACGCCATATACAGGGCCACCAGGAAGTCGTTGACTTCGTTATGAGGGAGACACAATGAATTTCGCCGGAGCGGTGAACCAAAAAAGGGCCGGCAACCTTGCCGGGATGGGCCGTGGTGGAGACACCGCTCTTGCACACATGACCCCCGGAGAGGTGGTTATCCCGGAATCCATCCTGCAAGAAAATCCCGGTCTGATCCAGGCGATTTCCCAAGCCTTGCAGGCAAGGGGCGCGAACCCACGGGACTTCGTGGTCGGAGCGCCCGAAGGGAATGTCAATCCTGAAACCGGACTTGAGGAGTTCGGTTTCATCAGAAAGCTTTTAAGTTTTGCCGCTCCGGTCGTAGGCACTTTGTTTGGCGGGCCGATAGGCGGCGCGCTTGGCATCGGGGCCACTGGTGGAGCAGCCGTCGGCGGTGCCCTTGGCGGTGGATTGGGTAGTGCCATTGGCGGCGGCAATATCGCAAGAGGTGTTATCGGCGGCGGACTTGGCGGAGCCGCCGGCAACCTAGTTGGTGGCGCTCTTGGCGGAGGGTTAGGCGGGACCATCGGCGGCGGGGTGGCTGGCGGAGCGGTCAGCGGCGGCATTACTGGCGGGGGCAGGGGTGCCCTACAAGGTGCCGCACTCGGAGGTCTTGGCGGCGGCATTTCGCACGCTTTTGCGCCTAGTCCCACAGGCCCGCAATCGAGATTCGCCTCTCAGCCGCAAGGCGCGCAGATTGGTGCCGCAAGGGGCGGAACTGGCGGCGGAACGATCACTGGCGGTTTAGGCGGTGGTAGTGGAGGGGGCGACTTTGGCGGAGGCGGCGGATTTACCAGCCCCGGCGGCGATATGTGGAACTGGCCAGGTCAAATCTCGCCGCAGGAATTGTTCAGCGCAACGCCGCAACAATCGACATATGCCCCGGCATATGTTCCGTCGTGGCAACCGTCCGACATGTCCTATCTGGGCGGTGTTCCCGGCCAATTTGGTGGTGCCGGGGGGGGGCTGTCAGCGCCTTCGGCAACAACGACTCCGTTGGCGCAACCGTCCGGTCAGCCCACGACAGCCTTCGATGTATCTAGCCCACTGGCGGAGCAGTTGGCGCCGTCCGGGGCGCAACAGCTTGGCGGTCAGACACCTGGGGAATCGGAGTTGCCGACGATCAGGCGAACAACCTCGACCCAAGTACCGCAAACCGCCTCGGGGGAGCTTCAGTTCCCGCAATTACCAGGTAGTCAGCCACAGGGACCGCAGTCATTCCTTGACCGCCTCAGCGCCACCTTGAAGAACAATCAGGGTTTGCTGGCTGCCGGCACGGCGCTCGGCTCGCTTGCCGGTGGCGGTGGCGGGAGAGGACGCGCTCCAGAAGTGCAGTTGCCGCCAGCGTTCGCCCAATTAAGCACCCAATTAAACCCGGCTGACCAGGCAATGGATCGCTTCCAGCCGCCACAGCCTCCGGGGCCGCAGCCGCTTGGGCCGCAACAGCAGATAGGTTCGGTCGGCGAGCAGGCCCCCAGGACAGGAACGCTAGAGCCGCAACAAGCGGCGGAAATAGCCAATCTCCTTGGCGTTAGCAACGATCCGATTCAGGCACGCGCTCAAATCGCCACGTATGCGCTGAACTCCAACGACACGAGTTGGCGTTCTTGGGAAGCCGCCGCGCTGTGGGAGGATTTGTTGTCGAAGTCCTATTCCCCATCCCCCGGCCTTTTGGATATCGAGCGGCAATACATGGCCGAGGTTCTTGGCTTCGGTCAGCAAGCCTACGCCGGAGAGGACCCGCAAGCCCAAGCGCTCGCCATGACGGGAGCGCCCATCCGGCGTAGCGCACAACGGGTTTAGCGGTAACGGACCGGGCTTGATACCGGATTCCCTATAAGATTGAGGTGCTGCGGGGCCTATCAATCCGCAGGAGCGATGAACGCAGTGCTCAGCGCGCGTGTCCTTCCACGCTGCCGTTACCTCCGCAACCATACAGCAATCCGACAATGGGAGCAAGTCTTGTTAAGGCCACTCTTCGCTCGCGTCTTATTGCAACGCGATGATCTAAAACCCTCATCCGCCCTTCTGATCCCCGACCAGTACAAGAAACGCAACGCTCCATCACGGGGCATCGTCATCGCCAAGGGGCCGGCGGCGTCTGGCGAGATTGAGATCGGCAAAGTCTATCTATTCGGCCAGCACGCCGGCGCTTGGGTCAATGAGCACGGGATAGCCGCCCCGGACGAAAAGACAGCGCAATTTTACATCTGTCAGGATGAGGACCTCCTTTGTGGGGTTGAGCCGTGAAGTCGGGGAAAATCTGGGGCGAGACCGAAAGAATCTTCGGACGCGAGAATGTTGAGGTTCACCGCATCGCCGTTGCCATGGGCGGCTATTGCTCTAAGCACCGGCACGACCACAAATGGAATCTCTTCTTCGTCGAACAAGGCGAGTTGGAGATAGAGATTTGGCGGCCCAAAAGCGGACTCCGCGACACCACGGTACTGCGCCAGGGCGAATCGCTGGCGGTGGCGCCCGGACAGTTTCACCGCTTCACGGCCACCCAAGAAACCGTGGCCTATGAAATCTATTGGGTCGATCTAGACCCTGCCGACATTAAGCGCGAAAGCTTCGGTGGGGTAAACAAAAGCAGGGAGGAAAGCCTTGGAGCAAGTAAAGAGCGAAGTAAAGAATGATGAACCCCAAGTACAAAAGGGCGGAGAAAAAGAACAAACACCGGGCGGAGAGACAACTCCGGTTGCAGATCAAACAAGCAATGATCCGGGGACAGAGTTCGCCGACTTCAAGGACCCCAAGGACGCAGCGCGGTTCAAACGGATATACGGACACGTAAAGCGCAGCGACCGCATCATCGGTACGATGGCCGAGGATGCCAGGGTTCTTTACAACGCCAACCAAAAACTCACCGACCGGCTGGCGGCCCTCGAAACCCACCTGGTCAACAAGGGCGCGTCGGACAGCCTGATCTGGCTGCAAACCGAAAGGCGCACAGCGGTCGAGGCCGGGGACTTGGCCCGCGTTGCTGACCTGTCCGACAAGATCGCCGATGTCAAGCTCCGTTCCGAGGTAGGCCGGCTAACTCAACCGAGGCAGGCGCCGTTGGTGCAAATGGCGCAACCGCAACAGGACTTCCTGGGACCGGACCTACAGTCGGCGCTCAAGGATTGGGCAGGGGAGAAAGACAAGAGCGGCGCGTTCATACGTCCGTGGGCGCAAGAAACCCACCCCAAGTTCCGCCGCGCCGTTGAAATGGCGGCGGCGGTTCTGAACGACCCGGAGTTTCAGGGCGAGGATTCGGACAGTGTGCTGAATGAGGTGGACCGTCTGATGGGACAGGTTAAACAAAGTTCCGCGACAGTGTTGTCCGGCAAGGAACATGCGACCGAACCGAAGGGGCCGAAACTGACGGCTGAACAAGTCACGGTCGCCCGGAAGATGGGCGTCTCGCCCGAGCGGTACGCCGCCCAGATGCAAATCTACAGAAAGGCCTAGCGATGAAAGCAACCATGGAAAATAAAAGCCCCGAGATTCCGGCAAAGCGCGGAAGGGCCTCGTGGCGCCCAGCTAAGAAGCTGGATATCGTCAACAAGGCCCCCGGCTTCCGCTACCGCTACGTCTCGGTCGATTACACCAACTTGCAGAAGAAGCTCGCCGAAGGATGGCAGTTCGTTAACCCGAGCACAGGCATCCCAGGACAAACCGCCCCGTCAGCCCGCGAGGTTTCCGACGGCCGCCAACTGGACTCAATTCAAAAGCTCCGCGAATTGGTCCTGATGGCTTTGCCAGAGGACATTGCGCTTGAGCGCGATGCATACCATTCCGGTAAGACGCGGCACCGTGCGAGGGCATTGGAGGATTCCCTCCAGGCCGACTTATCAAAAGCCGCCCTGAACACGGGCGTTAAGCAATCAGCGGTCGCTCATGGGAGTATCGAAATCGGTCACAAAACATGACGCCAATTGATTCTTTTGACAATGAGTGCAACGGCTGCCGGACTAATCCCATAGCGTGCAGCCACCAGTGTTTTGTTCCCGCCATTTTCGCATTCCACCCTAATAGCAATAACCTGTAGCTCTGTTAATTTTGCTTCCGGTCGCCGTTCGCCTCTCGGCATAAGCCCGAGGCGAGAAGCATGTTGACCGTTCTGCAAGGCAGTCACCCATTCGAGGTTGCCGACCATGTTGTCGGTCTTAATCCCGTTCAAATGATTGACCTCAGGCAACGCGAGCGAGTTTGGGATAAAAGCCAAAGCAACGAGGCGATGAACATAAAAGCGAACTTTTCTAGCCGCCGCCTTATCGGAGAGGACAACAGTTAGATAGCCGCGTGACCAGCCGCCCCTAACCGGGCGCAAAATGCGTCCTCGATGAAACTTGCGGTTCAAACTTCGTACGCGGCCAAGGTCGCTGACTTCATATAAGTCAGCCCAGCCGACAACACCGCGCCACTCTTCCATAAGAACAAGATACAGGAAGACGGCGTTTGTATCAACCTAAAAATAGGGAGGATTATTCCTCATACCTGACATACGCGATGCCAGAGGGCTAATCGCTTCCCGCACACTCGACGGCGGACGCAACTTCCACATAATTGACTATAGAGTGTCCGCCAACAACCTCTCCGTCATCATGAAGGGCGATCTTGTCCAGCTTGATGCGAACGGAGATGTGCAGAAGGTAGCAAGCCTGACTACGGCGTTGTCACGAGCGCCGATAGGGGTTGTGGCTTACTGCATGGGCGCGGAGCGCAGGCCTTTCATACACAACCAGCCCACGCGAGGTCCGTTCATTCTGACCTCGACCGACGGCTATGTTGGTGTCTACGTCGACCCCAACATCATTTACAACGTACAGTGCGATGCCACCGCCTCGCGAGCCAACGTCGGTCAGTATATCGGCGTCACGGCCGGAGCCGGTAACACGGCAGCGGGCTATTCGACAACACAAATCCGCTTCGCCGATGTAACCGCAACCGCAGTCGGACACTTCCTACAGATCATCGGGTTGTCCCCCGACGAACTGGCGGACAGCTACGAAGGCGGGGCAATCGGGGTACGGAATCTTGAAGTCCGTATTTCGCGGCATCGTTTCAGCGACGCCATCGGGCGCGCGATTGTAACGTAGGGGGGAAGCAGCATGGCATTAGGTTCAGGCAACTTCGCCGAACTTCTTTGGCCCGGCATTGCCGACCTCATGGGCCAATCGTACAAGGATTGGGAAGCCCTTTACTCAAAGGTCTTCACGGTCCGCGATTCCGAGAAGGCGTTGGAGAAAATCCAGGGCGTGACTGGAATGGGTCTCGCTGCGGTCAAGCGTCAGGGGGCACAAATCCCCTACTCCGAGCCGCTGCAGGGCTTCCAGGAAGAGTTTGTACCGGTCACTTACGCCCGTGGCACGGCTGTTACCAAGGAAATGTGGGAGGACGATCAGTACGATTACATCAACACCCTCCCCAAGATGCTGTCGCGTTCCATGCGGCACACCGAGGAATCCGTTGCATGGGATCACCTGAATAACGGGTTCAGTGCGTCATTCACCGGCGCGGATGGGGTCTCGCTTTTCAGCGCGAGCCATGTCAACGTCGGCGGAGGCACGTACTCGAACCAGCTAGCTACGGCGGCCGACCTGAGCCAGACCTCTCTGGAACAGGCCGTTTCGGACCTCATGGCCTTCACCGACGATCTGGGATTGCAGATCATGGTGAAGCCTGTGTGTCTGATCGTACCGAACGAGCTTAACTTTACCTCGCGGCGCCTGTTGGAGACCGACTTTGTGGTCGGTTCCGCCGACAACGACCGCAACGGACTGAAGGGCTTGTTCAGCGATCTCGTGGTTGTCCCGTGGCTCACCGACGCCGATGCGTGGTTCATCAAGACCGACGTTCCGTTGGGAATGATGTTCTTCTGGCGGCGCCGTCCGGAGCCGTCGCGGGATAATGAGTATGAGACCCACAACCTGAAATTTTCGATTTCAGCACGCTTTAGCTCCGGTTGGGCAGATAGTCGATCCATGTTTGGAACCGCCGGGGCCTAACAAAATAGCATCCTCGGTTAGGGCGGCGGGGCGCAATCCCCGCCGCTCCCTCTATCCATCGGACGGAGGTCACTTAGCTAATCCGCACGCCTTCAAAAGATCGTTCCTGATTTTCGGATCATGACCGCTATTATCATCGGCAGCGGCGATTACAAAAAGCCGGTTGATATCGGACAGTGTATTGTCCATGACCTTGCCAGGAACATCGAACACGGCCGCCAGCGGGCAATAAAAAAACTTGCCATCCGTATCTCTTCGCCGAATCGTTTTCCAATACGGCTCAATAAACCAATCGCGCGGGGTTTTGTGTAGCTTGGCAAGGAAGCCCTTGTAGGTCATCCGCCATTATACCGCGATTAAATCGCGTCTGTTAATCCCCGCCAGTGGCACCGGGGTAAGCACGACTGCCACATATCCAGGGAGGATAAGTACCACACACGACCACGTTCAAAGGTCCAGTGTCCATAGGCGCCGGCGTCGGCGTCCCCAATCTTGGCACCGCCGCCTATGTCACCATCGACGCATCCGGCACCAGTAATTTCACTGGCGGCCTGGTCACCACAGGCCCCTCAAACGCACCTGCACGCCTGAGCGTCTATCAATTCGTCACCATTGCCGGCACGGCATTGAACGCCCCCGCCGGGACCAATATCCGCTTTCCGGCCAACTCCATGCTGGTCGATGCGCTTGCTATCATCCGCGTGGGCGCGTCAGGTGCCGCCGCCGGCGGCAATACCGCCGCGTCAATCTGGGTCGGAACTTCGGCAAACGAGGGTTCCTATCTTCGCATGGCTGTCTCGGCCTCCGGTTATTACGGCATGGGACGGGTGGGCGGCGTTACGGTTTGCGCAGCAAATGCCCTCAATACCGGCGCGAATGGTTCCGAGGTTTACATCTCGGTCAATGTCCAAACGACAACCGCCGGGTCCGACGCCTCGACGCTTGAAGGCGTCCTTATGCTGAACTTCGTCCGGCGTGCATAACCATGGCTATCTACGCCACTCAGCAAATATCGAGCCTGGCTAATACGGCGGCGCAAACCTCGGCGGCGCCGTGGATACCGCTCAACCATATGGCCCAGCCGTTCAATGTTGGGTTCGGCGTCCGCACCGGCGGAACCATAACTTATTGGGTTGAGCATACCTTCGGCAATGTTTACGACACGTCGGTTTCAGCAGTCAGTTTCCGCCATACCGATGTGTCGGCGCAATCGTCCGCCAAGGACGGCAACTACGCCTTCCCTGTCAGGGCGGTAAGATTGGTTGTCGGTACGGTCGCCGTGTCCGGTACGGCTGTGTTAGAGCTTATTCAGAGCGGGGTATAGCAATGTCAGTGGGGACTGGCGGCATGACCGCGAACGAAGGGTCGGGCGGCGGCGTGGACCGGCTCATGGACATGATGCGTTTCTTCTCCGACCAGGACGCGGTTCGTCAACGCATGACGGAATTCACGGCGCAAAAAACAGAGCTTGATGAAAAGCTTTCGGCTGTTGGCGGATTGCAGGCCGCTAAAAACCTGATCGCCGAAGCGGACTCGATCCGGGCGCAAGCCGACGCCCACCGCAGGGCGATCCTAGAGGACGCTACTGACCAGGCGGAAAGCCTGCTAAGCGCCGCTCGCACCGAACGGTCGGACGCGGAAAGGAAGCGTGTCTGGGCGGACAAGGAGCTTACCGGGCGCGAGGAACGGATCGAGGACGACGAACGCGATATCGCCAAGCGCAAGAAAGCATTGGAACAGGCCGAGATCGTGTTTAAGTCCGCCCAGGAAAAACTTCGCTTGGCGGAGCGTGAAAACGACGAACTGCGGAATCGGTTGCAGGGGAAGCTGGCGGCGATCAAGAGACTGGCGGAAGAGTAGTTCATGACGGCATCCGCCAAACAGCCGGGAAAATAGCATGGCCGACAATACCCTTCTTAATGCCGGCGCCGGCGGCAACACCATCGCCACGGATGATGTAGCCGGGGTTCATTATCAACGTGTAAAACTGGTTGACGGCACGCTTGAGGGCACTGGTGCCATTGCCGGCGACGCCGCCAATGGTCTTGACGTTGACGTAACACGCCTCCCGGCCCTGGTTGCCGGGACAGCCAACATCGGTGACGTGGACGTGCTTACGTTGCCAGCGTTGCCGGCAGGAACGAACAACATCGGAGATGTCGATGTTTTAACTCTCCCGGCGCTGGTTGCCGGCACCGCTAACATAGGTGACGTTGATGTACTGACCTTGCCGGCTTTGGTCGCCGGCACGGCGAACATCGGCGATGTTGACGTGTTGACCCTGCCAGCTTTAGTTGCAGGGACCGCCAACATCGGAGATGTTGATGTTCTAACATTACCGCAGCCCTTGAACCGCACGGCCTCCGGCGCACTTGGCGCGCTGAATGCCGCCGTCACTGTTGCATCCGAAGGCGTCGGCCTCGTTCATTGGGAAATCGACACTGGTACCCTTGTCGGCACGGTTGTATTTGAAGCCACGCTTGACGACACCAACTGGTTTGCGATCAACGCGATCACGATTGCCGGTGCCGTCATCGCCAGTGTGGCGGCATTCGCGGCGCGGGGTGCGCTCGACAGTGGCGGTTACTCGCAAGTTCGCTTGCGTGTCAGCGCATTTACATCCGGCACCTCGAACGCGCGCTTGGAGGCCAGCGTTGGCGGCGGCCTGACGCGATTGGCGCAAGCACTCCCCGCCGGGACCAACAACATTGGCGACGTAGATGTGCTGACACTCCCCGCCCTAGTGGCCGGCACAGCAAATATTGGCGATGTAGATGTTCTAACCCTTCCCGCGTTGGTAGCCGGAACGGCAAAGATCGGCGCGGTTGATCTTGACAGTGATGCGACCATTGCGGCAGCGGTTCCTACGGTGGCGCAATTTGTTGCTGGCACGGACGGAACTAATGCTCGCGCCCTCAAGACTGACGCTGGCGGAGAGTTGCAAGTTGATGTATTGACCCTCCCCGCTCTTGTCGCAGGGACCGCTAATATCGGGGACGTTGATGTATTAACTCTACCTGCCCTTGTCGCAGGAACTGCTAATATTGGTGATGTAGATGTTCTAACCTTACCAGCCTTGGTCGCCGGCACCGCCAACATCGGCGATGTGGACATTGCCTCATTCGTCGCTGGCGCGATCACGGAAGTACAAGGTGACGTGGCGCATGACGCGGTGGCGGCGGGCAACCCGGTCCAGATGGGCGCGCGAGCTAATGATGTCGATCCCACCGCTGTCGCCGCCGGGGATGCAACCTTTCTTTGGGCCGATTTATTCGGGCGGCAAATCTGCGTTTTAAACTTTCCATCCATCGTTCCCAGCGATACAGCCGGGGCAGGCGCGCATGGGCCGAAAACCGTAACACTAACTGCCACAACCGATGCCGCGCTAGTCGCGGCTCCCGGTGCTAGCCTTAGCACCTACGTCACCAGTGTCAGTGCGTCAAACACTTCGGCAACCGCTTCGCGGGTCGATATCAAGGATGGCACCACCATACGTCATTCGATGTTTCTCGCGGCAAGCGGCGGCGGCTTTGTGCAACAGTTCAATCCGCCCTGGAAGATCACCGCCAACGTGGCGCTTAATGGCGCCCTCGGAACGGCTGTCACAGACGTTCGCGTGAACGTTCACTATTACACCGCGCCATAAGGAACTCTTATGACCCCGGTCGGTTGGCGTATCTACTATGCGGACGGCTCCACCTGGTCCAGCAAGGACGGGCCTTGGGCCGCCGCGCCAAATCACGAAGTCCAGGTCGTCAAGGTGTTTTACTTGGAAACTTACCAATGCTGGCACGGTGATCCACCGCGCAAACCGGGCGGTGTTGGTCAGTGGCACACCCACAATTATGTTTCGCTCCAGCACGGCGCGGATCGCTTGGTGGATTACTACTGGCAAGAGGTAGGCGGGAAACTTGGCTCTGGCGGAGTCGATGAAATCCCGTTTGGCGCGAGTATAAAGCAAGGCTCCTACACGCCTAGTTTCCAGAACATCATGAACGCCGCTTCTCAGGAAGAGTCGTGGCTCTAACCTACCGTCAGGGTACATTCACCGTCGCCACCGCCACCGGCAATCAGGTTGTCGATACCGGCTCCGGCGTTGATATCAAGGCGCTGATACTTTTCGGCACCCCGCAAACCGCCGAGGGGTTCACCGCCAACGACTCCGGTTTCATCTCGCTGAATTCAGCTACGGTGGTAAAGAGCATCACCTGGGCGAGCGATGACAACCTGGCGTCGTCCAATGCGGCCATGGGCATCAACAACGAGTGCCTGCGGATTTATTCCAACGGCACGCC